AACTGGTAGATTAATAAATACTTCCAGGTTTTTTATTGGGAATGGTTATTCACAGTTCTGTTATTTTCTTGAACGACATTTGAATGGGGTCGTTTGGGTTCCAACAGATCACCATCAAGTCAGACTTTTGGCCAGAAATGGAGATCGGAGGCAGTAAGATAACGATCCTGAGCGCCCAAAGGATTCAAAATGATAATACCCTTTGCTCGATTTCTCCATCCGAAAGCAGAACGGGGAAGAGAAAGCGCACACGCGGAACATAATTATGAACAAAAACCAGTTAAGGCCACCAAAAAGGCACCTGAGTGGATCGAACACCCGATCTTCCCATTACGAGTGGGACGCATTACCACTATGCTAAGCTGCCAGATAGATGCAAAATTAGTAAGTCTGGTGGAGTCTGTCTTACGACAGGAATAAAAATTAATTAGTTTCTCAAAACCATCCGACGTTATTTTAAAGCCAAAAAACAAGTTCTTTTATTTTACTGTTCAGCTGACTGGAGTGCACTCAAGGATCGTACCACTGTCCATGCGAATCAAACGTCCGGTGCGACGGGAGCGCAGCCACCGAACAGCGGCTTGTGGTCTTTGGCAGGTTTGCGTCGTGCGATTGTGTAGCATTCATCGCACTTTGTTTTGCGAGAAGAAGGCAGAGTGATACCACAGTCTTGACACTTCCAACAGTCTCGACAAACGGATCCAGTGGGCGTGAAGGAATTCAGTGGTGCCTGGTGGTTGCCACGTTTGCATAGTTTCGTCATATGTGCTTGAGCAGCCTTTTTTTCTTCAGCAGCTAAACTTCTTTTCTCGCGAGCCTTTTCGTTCTTTGCACGGCGCCGACGCTGTCACACTTATGCATTCGAACCCCTGGAAGAACTGTTGGACATCCTTCCGTATCGCATGTCCTTGGTTCCGGTTGCTCATGTGGCCCTTGGCGACGGCGTTTCTGTGAGTCATTCTTCTGCTGGCGATCACGAACCTCTCGACAACTGTCACAAAAACGTCGCTGTGGAGCCGTCCCCGGGGGCAGTTCGACCGAAATCCAGTTGGTCAAGTGTTTCTTCCCCACAATCAATGCACTGTTTCCCAATTTTCATAAGGCGCAAGGCCAGTCTTTTGACGTGATGTCTGACTGCTTGACTTTCTTTCATACATTCTTTGCATTCATAATGATAACCTGTTGATTCTGTCTGATTGGTATAGAAATCAGAGATTAAGTTTAGGGTTGTTTGACAACTGGAGCAAGTCCGTGACATTTGTTTGTTTTTTTTAAATTTTAATTTGACAGGTTAAAAATTATTTTTTTTTTGTTTATTTATACATGTCTTTGTAATGTACATATTTGTACAATCTCAAAAACATGGCTAACTAAGGCCTATTTAGCCTTAGTTACTGAAACCAAGCCCACCTCGGGGCCTACCCATACTTTCGCATGGGACTAGACTTTATCTTAAGCAGTCACTGGAGAGTAGTTAGTTCTCCTCCTACCCACCGACGTCAAGTCGTTGCACTGCATCCATAGACCGCGTTCTGTCTTCCGACAAAAACTTACTATTAACGGTCCTTAGGACTTGGCTGCGGATTGCCCATTTCACCTTTCGGCTCATATCAAACGTTTTTACCTTTGTGTCCGGTCATTACCCGGGTTCTCTGCTCTCCGTTTCTGGAGGAGATGGTAGTTTGATCTTTAGGGGATTCCCGCAATTTGACGGTGTTGCCTCTTTGGCACATGGATTAACATGCACCTCTTAAGCACATGGGCAAGCCATGGCTGAGAGACTAGCAGCAGCACAGAACGATGGAAGTTCCATCGAACAGGGAGTGACAACCGTTTTCCCTACAGATTTTCCCTTGCTGTAGGCGGACTGCTTTTCGGCCCAGGTGAGCGACACTGCAAAGAGCAATGTCCACTGGTTCAGGCCTTCACGATAGCGAAATACATTCCAGTTGCGACCGAACACAATTAGAGTGACTTCCTCATCTGCGAGTTCGTCTTGAAGGTCTACGATAAATTCGACGTTGTCGATCCTTGAGAAATTCACACTTCCGGAAGGCTGTGCGTCTTCTGGGTGGAGCGCGAACGAGTAGACATACACGAAGGCTTCTGGGATGTTGGTGTGCCACTGCCATGGCTGTACGAGTCTGAAGTACTTACCTTCCCTTCCTGTGAATCGAGGAAGATTGTTAAGCCTCAAGTTGACGTGTCTGATGGGGTCGCGTCCGTACTTGCCGCTGTAGTTGAAGTGGTTGTTGCAAAGCTCCATGCACTTCCTGCGAACGGCCCAGATAAGCTCGATCACGGGGTGATTGAAGTTGAGCTGCACGCGAACGTTGCAACTCTTGCTGGTGAGTGCGTAGCATTGCACCTGGTCGATGAGCTGCTCGAAGCTGCCTGTGGCGAACCTGTCCCTCTCGTCGATGTCGAGGTACACGTAGGTGGTGTCGAGCCGCGCGTTAAGATCGTTGTTAGAGATTGGTTGACAATCGTGGCACTTAACAACAAGAACATCACAATCACTTACCTGGATGGATCGTCTGAGGTCCTCGAAACAGATGTGAATCTGCACCCCGTGGAACTGCAGAGAAACGAGTGGAAGCGCGTTTCCGCTGGTCTTGGTGAAGAAGAAGGGGAGTGGCACGTACAGTCGGCGATTAACCTGACTGTCCGCAACAAGCTGTGCCCGAGTAAATCTCTTGCCGATCATCTCTCTCAATCTCTTACCTGGTTGTCCTGTGAGTTCCTCCCACATGTACAAGTAGTCGTTGAAGAGTGTGTCGATCACCTGACCTCCCACCACGAGACAAGCCCTCTTGATGAGGAACTGTCCGATCGCGTTGGTCCAGTGAGCCCAAGGCCTGCGAAGCCCGGTGCAGGTGTCGATCTGATCGAATGTGTCAAAGTCTAGATCGTCTTCCTCCTGTGGAGAAGAGTCGCAGCAAGCGCACTCATCTGGAGGCGCACCGTCACCGCAGGGATCGCAAGGATCGCAACATGGAAAGTTATTGCTTCCGATTCCGCACACTCCGGGTGTGGGTTCCACTGCCTTGATCCCGGGAAGGTCGATGGTAACGTACATGAAGTAAATGAGATCCCCGGTCCTGTTGAGCACTACTTGCACGTCGCTGCCGAACGCCACCTGTGTGTTGAAGGGTTGCTCGATCGCCTCCATTGCGAAATTTGTGAATTTGTTATACCTGAATCGCCAGAAGGTGATTGTAGGGTTCTGGGTTAAATATTTATCCATTGCCCCAAGGGCAATGAGCTCTGTTAAGGTTCCCCCTGCAGTGGCGCCTATGCATGACGTACCAGATCCGCTCATGTTGTTTAAAGTAGGGTACGATTTTATGTTCGTCGGACGAGAGTGGGTGTTCGTCACATGAGTGTTGAGCGGATCTGGTACGTCTTGCAAGGAATAAAAGAGTTTTTCGGGAAAATTAAAATTGCGAAATTTCAGCCATTTTTTTCCTGTACTAACGTGGTGGCGATCTAGTGAAAATAAGAGCAAATCTCCGAAAAGAAGAACTGTGGTAGGAACAAATTGGAAATAAAATCTTGGGTTATTTTATTTTCACTCCTTTAATAAAATAAAAATTTCAAATTCAATTTTCAAGTGAGAACAAAGTTCTCTATGTCCATTTTTCCAATCTTTGATTTGACAAGTACGGGAACAGTAACGGACGTGTTTACACTTGGTACACTGTTTGGTTCCGGGATTTGTGCAGTCAGTTTGATGACATGCCAAGTGTCTCGGAGCCCGAAATTTGTCCTTTTGGGCAAAGTGGCTACTTTGGATCTCGCCGTTGATCTTATTTTTCCACCGTTTGCCACGAGGTTTTCCGTCTTTGCCATAGATCCAGTTGAGAAAATCCCAATCTGGAGAAGGTATGCCTCCAAAGGCTTCCAATTCTTTCTCGTATGATCTGGTAATGGGTAAACCCTCATCAAGGTCGACCATGCTGGCTGAAATGATAAGCGTACCTTGGCCATCAAAGATATTACCATCGTGAAGGAATAGTCTGCGATTGGTTCCATCCCTACGTCCCGTATACACATGAGTATCGCCGCGTTGAAGACACATCATCTTGTTAGCGTAAAGCTTATCGCTAAGAAGAACGGCATTGATTATGTTATCTTGCATGGCTTTGTTAAAAAAAGCTTACACTGGTTACTTACTTGGTAGAAAAAAAAAAGAAAAATAAACTAAAAAAACAAAAAAATTAGTTGTCACTGAAATTATTTCATAGCGAAAAATTAAAATCTTTTGTTTCCACAATCTCTTCCTGAAGCGCACACCACATTCGATCATGATAATCCTTCCGGCGCATGGTTACAGACCTCTTCTGGCGAGCGCCCGACAGTAGTTGGTGAACATAAGGCGGCCACAGGAAGTCAATGTTACGTTTTTTCTCCACACCGTAGCGTTTCTGGCGACCAAACTCTCCCAAGCAGACAACATAACGCGATACCTATCTTCGTCAGTTGAGCGTTCCGACCACTCAATCTGATGATCGTGATGATCGTGATGATCGTGATGATCATGTGTCGGCGGGAATGACCACTCAATCTGATGATCGTGATGATCGGTTAATCGTGATGCTTCGGTGCTTCGGTGCTCTTGATGCTTTTGAAGCTTTTGATGATCGGTTAATCGGTTAATCGGTTAATCGGTTAATCGTGAAGCTCTTGATTCTCTTGATGCTCTTGATGATCTTGAAGCTTTTGAAGCTTTTGATGAGCGGTTAATCGTGAAGCTCTTGATGCTTCGGTGCTCTTGATGATCGTGAAGCT